ACTTTTCATATTGCCTCTTTCTTTGCCTTAGTATTTTTAGTTATACCTTATAATAGCATATGAAACAGTATTTGTCAACCAATATAAGTTTTAGATGCGCTGCCTGTAATTTCTCCTGCATCACAAGCATCTGTTTTACGAGCAGCTAATTTTCCGGCAATATAAACAGTACTGCTCGATCCTGTTATAGGAGCAGTATGCGGAGTACAAATATCATTGCCGAAGTTGTCTTCGCCAGTTTTTTCAGTATGGCTTACAGTTAGATCATCTTTTCTAGCTGCTAGTTTACCTTCTATAAAAACTTTATCCTGTGTCGGAGTGTCTAGTTGCGTAGTGCCTGTGCAAGGATGTCCAGTTCTTACTGCGTCTGATTGTCTAGCTGCTAGGTTTGCCATTTAGCTATTCACTTTCTTTAACTTGAGAAAGTTGTTCGTCTATGTTGTCAAATGTAATACTAGCTGTCGTTGGATTTAGATGAATTTCTAAACCTTGCTGTACTTGTGTTTGTGTGCTAGTTGTAACTAAATGTCCGTTAACATTATGTGCAACGTTGCTTTTCCAATTGATAATAATAGATCCATCCTCAAAATTTTCAATCGAATCGATTGCAGATAAAAAACTATGAAGTTTTTCTTCAGTTGTTTGAGATTGTGTTTCTACCTTAATCATACCATTTGGATTCCACTAGTTTGCGATGTGTATTGTTTGCTAATTTCTGCTTCAGTTTTTGCAACACAACTAACTGCACTGCTTTGTAGAACAAATTTTGCATCTGGACTTACACTAAACATAAAAGGTGCTAGTCCTAGCCCTTGTTGTTGTGCAACAAGTACCATTGGCTTATGCACTGTATAACCTTTAGCATCTTCTTCTTCTAGTCGTCCAATAATTTCTTCGCCTGAACTTAGTTTAAAACTTACGTTATCGCCAACTTTGTATGGTGTTTCAATTAACATTATAGTGTATGTCCTGTTCCGTTATAACCTGTTTCTTCTAAATAGGTACCAAGTTTATCGTACCCGCCAATTTTTAGTCCGTTAACAACAATTTGTGGGAATGTCCTTGCTTCAGGAAATTCTTCAAGTACTTGTTCACGTTCAAAGTCAACACCCAATTGTTTATATTCATACTGAATTTCACGGGCGTCTAACATTCTTTTTGCTGCTTCACAATGTGGACATTGTGGTTTACCCCAAATAATAATCATTGGCACAAATCCTCGTAACGTGTTGTATGTGCCCTATGTAGTACTCCATTATGAATACTCATTTTAGGTTTAATTAATTTTAATATAAATTGTATCATAGACTAAATCCTTTGAGGCTGTCTTTATCAACATCCTGTTTAATGCCACCAATGATATAGCTTTCAACTTCTGTCTCTTGCGGAGCAACTTGCAAGCCTGAGCTAGATAGCCAATGCTGTGTCCAAGGTAGTGGGTTAGTGTTTACTGGCGCATCAAAGATTGCATTCATGCCCAAGGCCTTTAGTCGACGGTTTGCAATGTATTCTACATATTGATGAAGTAGTGTAGCATTTAGGCCAATCATCGATCCGTCTTTAAACAAATAGTTTGCCCAGTCTTTTTCTTCTGCTACACATTCGCGCCACAGTTCGTACACTTCTTCTTCGCACTCTTTAGCAACCTTCGCCATCTCTGGATCGTCTTTGCCATTTGCCCACAACTTCAATATGTGTGTGCTAAGTGCTAGATGCTGTGCTTCATCACGAGCGATAAGACTAATAATCTTCGCGCTGCCTTCCATTAGCTTTAGTTCGCCAAAGCCAAATGTACATGCAAAACTTACATAGAAACGCAAGCCTTCTAAAATATTTACAGTCTGCATTGCAAGGTATAATTTTTTCTTTACATCATGCAAGTTACCTTCTTTACGGTGAAAATATGCATCGGCTGCTGCATTAAATGCATCATAATGTTTGGTTACACTTGTTGCACGAGCAATAATCTTTTCATCATCTAAAATAGTGTCAAACACTTCTGCAGGGTCAGCATACACGTTCTTCATAATATGTGTGTAGCTACGTGAGTGAATTGTTTCAAAGAAGTCCCAAGTAACAATGCACCCTTCTAGTTCAGGAAGTGAAACATGCGGCAAAAATGCTAGGCATGGACCACGTCCTTGGACACTGTCTAGAAGTGTTTGGTATTTTAAATTAGCTGTAAAGATATGTTTTTGCTCTGGGCGGAAGTTAGCAAAGTCAGCACGATCTTTTTGCAAACTTACTTCCTCTGGACGCCAAAAGTAGCCCAACATAGTTTGGTTAAGTTTATCGAACACAGGAAACTTAAACGTGTCGTAACGCTGTGTGTTTTGTTCTGCACCAAAGAACATGTTTTCTTTAGTGAAATCTACTTTTTCTTTGTTGAATACTGTTTTAGCCATTCTAACTTCCTTATCTACTAATCTATAATACTATCAAATATAACTCTTGTCAACCGTCAAATTGCACATGCTTCACACATTTCATCTTCTTCAGGCTGTTCAAATCCGTTAGTTTGCACAAGTTCAATTTGTGGCTTGTCATCTTCTAATTCACTTGGATCAGTCTTATAATCATAAGTGTTTTGGTAGTAACTGGTTTTCCAACCATACTTATATGTATTCAACAAGTCTTGAATCATAACACTCATAGGTACTTCGTTGTTTTCAAAGTGTGTTGGATTGTAACTCCAATTGCCTGAAATAGCTTGATCAAAAAATTTCTGCATTACTGCAACAATATTGATGTAGCCTTCGTTGCTAGGCATATCCCACAACAAACTGTAGTGTTGTTTTAACGAATGATACTGTGGAACAATCTGCTTAAGAGGCCCTTTCTTGGACTTCTTAACGGACAGGTAGCCTCTAGGTGGCTCAATTCCGTTTGTTGCGTTCGACACAACGGAACTGCTTTCCGATGGCATCTGTGCGGACAAAGTTGAGTGCCTGAGGCCGTGTTCCTTAATGTCAGATCGTAAACTATCCCAATCATAATTCAACTCATTTGCTACAATAGTATCAACATCTTTCTTGTAAGTGTCGATAGGCATAATGCCGTCTGAGTATTTAGTGCGGTTGAAGTACTCACATGCACCGCGCTCTTTAGCAAGTGTATTTGATGCTTTTAGCAAGTAGTACTGGAATGCTTCTGTTAAGTCGTGTACTAGTTTCCATGCTTGAGGATCGTTGTATTGTACTTTATTTTTAGCAAGATAGTGTGCAAGTCCAATATAGCCTACACCTAAGCTACGACGAGCTTTTGTACTAATCTCTGCTGCTTTAATTGGATAACGCTGATAGTCAATAATTTCTTCTAGCGCACGTACAGCCAAGTCACATAAATCTTCTAAATCAGCTAAGTCTTTAATTATACCTACGTTGATAGCACTTAATATACAAAGAGCAATTTCTCCATTTTCATCGTCAATATGTTGTAATGGCTTTGTAGGTAATGTAATCTCTTGACACAAATTGCTCATATAAACAGTGTCTTTGAACGAACTGTGAGTGTTGGCGTGATCAACATTCATAATATAAATGCGTCCTGTTTCTGCACGTTCTTTAATTAATGCAGAGAACAACTCCATTGCTGGAATTTTCTTTTTCTTAATGCTAGTCTTGCGCTCATATGACTCGTATAGTTCTTTAAACTTGTCTGCATCACCAAAGTATGCTTCGTATAAACCCGGAACATCATGTGGCGAGAAAAGAGTAATATCGCCTCCGCCTAATAGTCTTTCATACATTGTTTTGTTTAACTGGATTGAGTAGTCTAGTTTGCGTACACGATTGTCTTCTGTTCCTTTGTTGTTCTTTAGCACAAGGATGTCTTCAATCTCTTGATGCCAGAACGGGAAGTGTGTAGTAGCTGATCCGCCACGTACACCGTTTTGTGTACAGCAACGTACTGTGCTTTCAAACTTCTTTAGAAACGGGACAATACCTGTATGTGCTACTTCTCCGCCTCTGATTTTGCTGTTGACTCCGCGAATGCGTCCTGCATTGATGCCGATACCTGCTCGTTGTGCAGTGTATCTACCAATCGACATA